AGCGTCCCAAACGTAATCAATGAAACGCTGTGCCTGTTCAGGGCGTAGGATACCGCTTCCAGCCTCACCCGAAGGATTTACTGCATTTGGTCCTGTTGTAAGACCTAGGTTAGCGTTTGGAATATTACCAAGGACACCACCATCAGTATAGTTACCAGGGATATTAGAACCTGCTTCAGAACCTGATGCAAATGCACCTTGTGCCTGATAAAGACCTGGGGTTGTGCCACCGAGTTCTCCAGATTCTCCTGGTTGATTTTTCTTTATTTCTTCCGACATATTGTCACCTCCAAGTATTTTACTTATCTAAATAAGTCGGCTGTTTTGAGGAAACGTCCGCCCCATAAGGATTTTTCAACCATTTCTGGTTGTTCCTGAACGATCTCGCCTAGATCGCCAGACTTTCGGAATGCTGTCTCTGCTTCTACTGCGTCAACACGCTTTCCAAAATTATTAAAACGGTCATTAATTGCAGCAATATCTTTGGCAACTGCATCTAATGAACTCTTCACTGCATCTGTATCAACTTTGTTTGACTTAAGTACTTCTACTTCTGTCTGTAAAGACTTTACAGTTTCAACTAAATCGCTAAAGGCTGATGTAATTGTATTCTTTAGTTCTGCTATTGATTCAACAATAACATCATCTGATTTCTTTGCTTTCTTCTCTTCTTCCATCTCAGCATTAGGACCTTCCTTAGAATCTTCTTCTTCGGTTTCCTTATCTGGATGTGCAGCCTTTTCTGCTTCAGCAACTTCAACTGTCTCAACGACAACTTCATCTGCTTTTTCAGTTTCAACTACAGGAGTTTCGGCAATTGCCTCTGGAGCGACTTCTTCTGACTTAGCAATTTCTGTTACTTCTTCAGTAACCTTCTTTGTTTTTGCCATAGGATTTTCCTCCTCTGAAATCTTAGCACCAATGCCTTTAGCACTATCTACTAAGAATTTTACTATATCCATTTTTTCGTTGTCTTCTTTTTCAACGAAACCTATATTCTTCATCTCATTACCAGTAATTGGACTTTTTACTGTTTCTTGATCTGAAACCATTACTATTCCTGAATCTTCATCATAAAAAACATTTTCAAGTGCAACATCTTGTCCCTTAACAATTTCAACACCATCAACTTTTTCTACATGCATAATATTTGCAAATTGATTTGCTGGTGAGTCTACTAACGATAGTTCAACAAGATCATAATCTTTAATAATTCTAATTGTAGAATCTGACTTTTCGTCATAACCATCATCCCATTTATTCATTCTTCCACCAATTGAAAATCCTGTTAGTGTGCCGTCTAAAACTTTTTCCCATGTATCTTGTGCACCTTTAGAAACATATGCTGATACAAAAACTCCAGAATAAAACTTTTTAGATTCTGGATCAAAATATCTATCTTCTTTAAAATTAACCATTTTACCAACTGCTAATGGTTGATGCATTTCACGAATGTTTCCACGAAACTTTGAAAATGCTTTCATCGATGCTTCTGCTGTAACTATATCGCCTTGTTTATCAACATTATCAAGAGACGCAAAACCTGAGACAATGCGTCTTTCCTTATCAACCTTCGCAAATGGAAGGGAAAGTCTTACTGAGTCGCCATCGGTATTCCAATGGGCTTTGGATATAGTCATACTAGAATATATTATAGAGCCTTTTTTACACAAATGTTAATAAATTGTGAATAAACATGTGTATAACTATTGTGAAGATCTACCCTCACCCTTTGGGTTTCTACCACTTATAGTGGCAGGTCCATCGGATTGGTTATTAGTTCTTTCTCCATCCCTTGCCCTATCTGCTGGATTATTTTGCATATCTGGCTTTGGTTGGAAAGGCTCATCTCCTCCTTCCCTTTGTGGAAGTCCAAGTACTGTTCTTGCTTCATTTGGAAGCATAACCTGTGTCTTAACATATCTTTCTAATATTTGGGACTGTGCTATTTCATCTGTTAAGGTAAGTTCTTTAAACTTTAAAACTAAAACATCTGTTTTTTCTCTTATAATTTTATTTAATATTTTTTCTAGTTCTTTCTGTGCTGGTCTAGCAACCTGCTCCTTAAATGTTCTATCCTGAGACATTGCTGCTGCTATACCACCAGCATCTTCTCCACCTATTTTGGATAGGGGGACTTGATGTGCAATTAAAATATCATCACGATTTTGTTTTCTATACTTTTCAAAAGAACCTTCTTGAACACCATTTTCAATAGGTTCCATTTTAAACTCAACCTTATTAGTATCACTATCTCCAGGTAGTGGGATATAAAGAGTTCTATGGGATTGCCCCTTAAGATTAGTTTGTAAAAATCTAAACATCTTATCTTCAGCATCAGCAGAAAGTCTTGCACCCTTTAGTGTCACAACATAACGTGGAACAGCCTTATTGCTAAAGTAATCAATATTATATTGTGATGCTAATTGATCTCCATGAAGTGAGTTAATTGCTGACATAATGTCTGGAACTCCATAAAATGTATTTAATGGAGAGTATTGTTTAAAGTGAATAATTTCATTTGGTCTTGGATCCGATGTAATTGGATTAGGGTTAGTTGCTCCAAAATTTCTAAAATAAACAACCTTTTGACCAATTATCTGAACATATCCGTCACGCAATCTTCTAGTACGCATTGTTGTTGCTGGTATATGTCCAATGTATCCAATTTCTCCACGTGTAGTTCTACCAACTTCTAGATATCCGTTTCCAATTGCCTGAACATCTGTATAAACTTTCATCATGGTAGTTGTAAAAGAATCATCATCATTTAATGATTCAATCCAATCGTGCATTTCAATCTTTGCTCGTTCAATTCTATTTCTTGCTCTTGCTACTTGTTCTTTATCTTTATTTGATTCAAGACGAAGCATTGTACTTGGAGAAACCTCAAAATCGTATCCCAAGCCAACTATATTTTCAACCTTAGCATCGATAGCAGCATGGTTAGCAAAAGAAGTATCATAATAGTTAGCGAGTTCATATACATTCCATGGTGGTGTAATTACATCAAATAATCCATACGCATTTCTATATACTGTACCAGGGTTAATCTCTTTTGACTTTGCTCCATCAATACCGCTTTGTTCTGCTCTTGCGCTATCAATATATCCTTGCATATTTTCTGGTGCAAGTGACTTTTCTACTAAACGACCTGTTCTTCTTTTAAAGTTATTGTCTAATCCAGTATAGGTTTTTATTTCGTCCCAAGATTTATTAAATGGATCTTCAGTTTTGAACTGATCCAAAATATTAAATGCATTATCTATTCTTGCGCCTATAATAAATTCTTGATCATCTGACATTAGTCTTGTGCTCCATACTTTTTAATAGTTTGTTGTGCATCATAAACTGAGCCTAAGTCATTAAGGTTTGGAATCCAACCCTCAAGCATTCTTTGTTTTTGCTCAGAATACTCTTCATCAGTTACTCTTGCAAGTCCAGGGAAAAAGTGTGGTTCACCTTCTGGCTCTCCGTAGTATGCTGCTGCTTTTTTTAATTCCGCAATCTTTGAAATATCACCTTTCATTGCAGGTATATTTAAAATATTTCCATTTCCATCAGTAAACCATTTGCCATTAGACTTCTTCCATACATAGAGTCCCCAATTATAATTTTTTTCAATCATCGTAACCTTTGTATCGCCTATTTGACCAGGCATGCGTGGCTTGCCGTCTTTGCCAAAAGGTAGATGATTTTTGTCTTTCATAACCACAAGTATACCATATTAGACTGCATTTGATATCTGAGATTGCCAAGATATATCTTTAAATACTGCGTACTCATACTCCTGAATACTAAAAACTCTGTCATCCTCAACAATTATCTTATTAGTTCCTGTGTAAGATTTATATAGATCTACTGGATTTACTCCATAATAACTACTAGAAGATTGAACTAAAACACCGTCCCACATATAAAAATCATTCCAATATTCCCAATCAAAAATACCATCAGATGAGAACCTTACCCTAGCCCAAGGCCTCTTTGTAACAGTCTTTACTTCCTGTAAATTTGTGGTTTCATAATATGATAATGCGTTAAAAGCAATTGGACCATTAATCATTATCGAACCATTATATGAATTAAAATTTAAAATATCAGAAAAACTAATTCCAAGTAATGCCCACTCATTAACATTTATTACTGGTTCTTTAACAATTTTTCCATTTAAATAAAATGCAATTGCATTATATAATCCGCCAGTATTTGCATCTATTGCATAAATTTTTGCTCTTTTACCTGATGGATGGTCTGCAACCATGTAGAACTTTATTGTTTTATTTTTGGCATTTATTTGCATGAATTGTGTGGGTGCATATGGGAAAAAATCATAATTAAATCTCATTAATGTTTGCATTGCCATAACTTCATATTTTTGAACTTTAGATGAGTTAATAGAGAGTGCGACGCCACGATTTACTAATGGATCATAGTCACCTCTTATTTCAATTCCAGAATCTTTAGTTAAATATAAATATGGAGAAGATCCTTTGTATATAGTAAACGGATTTTTACTTTTATAATTAAAATAATACCCGCTTGACTTGTATGGATAAACTAGAGTTCCAAATCTTGTGCCTACTCCATTTGCACCGTTATAGTTAAATGCTTGAGATGCCAACTGTAAATTTTTTATTTTAAGTGGGCTATACTTGATTCCATCTATATTAATTTCAATATGTATAACAATTGCAAGATCTTTAAAATTTATTCCCTGCGGAGGATAAATAATCACATTGTCAACTACTTCATACCTAGTGTTAATCCAATCACTATCTGGTTCAATAACTCCGTTTTTTGGAACATCTTTTGTTTTAGCAAAAAAAGACTTCTTTTCATTGGCACCATCTTCTAAAAATTCAAAAGTTATATATGTTTTCAATATTTCATTAGATGTATCATAGGTATATGTTTTGATAGATTTTTGTCTTAAATCTTCATAATCTAAATATCCAGTAAATAAAAAGTTATCTAGAGATGTGTATGCTCGTTGCTCAGGAAATGCATATTGAGATGTAAGTTCAGAATATGGCCAACCATTTTCATCAATTTGTTCTGTCTCTTTAAATTTAATAGATGCTGGATAATTAATATTAAACTGAATAAAGTCTAAACCTAACTTTTGGTTGCCATATTCATCTAAAACATTTTGTGCAAAATATGATAATGGGACGTAATCGGTCCATGAACCAGAAATGCTTGCATCTAAATAAAATTTATCAAAATACTTAATTGGGGATATTCCAACACTTGGTATATGATCTAAAAGAATTCTAAGATCTGGTAATGATGGAGAGTAACTATAATTTTCTAATACTGGATCAAGAACGTCTAATTCATCTTCTTGTAAGTCTGTATTTGTTGCACCTATATAGTTGCCCCAAACAATTTGATTTGCGGAACCTCCACTGTATGTAACAGAATTATCATATAAGTTAAATATATTTTCATAGTCTACTGGTACGCCTAAAATATTAAATAAGTTATTTATTTCAGAAATATTTTTTTCTGAACATAGACCTACCCTGTATATTTTTCCAGTGAATGTATTTTCAAACTCTTTTGTTCCTCCAACATACATTTTTAAAATTGCCTGATTTGTAAAGAATGCTGTTACATTTCCTCCAAAATAATTCTTAAACTTGTCTATTTCTAAACCAACTGCAAAAATTATGTTTTCTGTCTCTCCTATTTCGCCGTCATCTAGGTCTGTGGCAGAAAGTGCATTTATTCTATAGCATTCATAAATTGTTTTAATTACCCCATTATATTTTAATATATATTGTATTTTATCATCTATACACTCTATTGAAAAATAATTTGAATTGTTATCCTCCAGTCTTATAAGTATTTGTTTATTAGCAAAACTTTCTTCTATTTCAAATAAACCATATATTGCTTTTGTTGTTTGGTTATATAAAGAAAAATTATCAAAGTAAATATACGAATTAACTGAATCCCAAGAACTGTTCGGCTTTAAATTTAAATATAACTTATTAGATAGTAGATTTTGATCTTCAAGTAAGTCTGCCTCTTTTTTAGTTGTATTATCTGTAAATATTTTTGGAATAGGCACTTCTGGTGTTGTCAACATAGCATCTTGAACAATTAAATTATCAATTGACGCCTGTCCCCAAGAACCTAAATCTGGATAGTTATAATTTTTTGTATAATCGGCAAAAGAATAATCAAATAGAACTGATTCCCCTCCATAAATAGAGTTTAAATTTTGTGGATATTGAACTCCTTGCCCAAAAACAAATCTTCTTTTAGCAACTATTGATGGAACAGAATATGGGTATATTGCAACACAATCTATTTCTATTGGTTGTATTTTTTCATATGCATAAAATCCTATCCAATGCTGGTCTTTATTATCTTCTGAAAATTTAGATGGTAATGATATTGTTTTTGAATCAATTGTCATTGATATTATTTCTTCTCCGTTTAACAAAACAGATGCTTGTGTGCTTGTATATCTAAGATGAATTAGCATTGGTCTTTCCCATTTACCTACATAATAAGACGCATAGTTATCATCTATTTTTAACATTATAAACGGCCCGTGCAAATATATTCCATCATCTGAGGATATTGGACCTATAATTCTTTTTTGTTCTGTAGATGCGTTATTTGTTCTAATCCAAAATTCTAATGTATACTCTTGATGTTTTCCTGAATCTGATAACATTCCTAAAGATGGAACAATTAAAGAAGGATTTCCATCATTATTATATAACTTAGTAATGCTTTGAGAACCAAAAACCATCGGTATACCAAAATTTTTTGCAACCATTGCATTGTTGTTTGAAAAATAATATCCAGGATCTTGTATAAGTCCATATGAGTCTGCTGCAATTACTTGTGATGTTGGCAATGCTATATCTGAAGGAAGGGTTACTGTTGATATTCCTAAAGAATGTGAATGAAATTCTTCTGACCATTGACCAAAAGAAAGTCCGTTTGAATAAATTAAATAGTCTTCTAAAGAGTTTGTGGTAAAAACAAAATTAAATTTAATTACAACTTTAATGCTAGAGTTTTCAAAATCTGGATTAAATGTTTCTGATAAAAAGATCCATCTATCTCTTATAGATATATCGTATGGTTTTAAAATATCTATATATTCAGAAAGAATGGTGTCATAGTATCTATACCCAATTTCAATACCAAGAACATAAGGGCTTTCTGTATAAAAATATGACCCTATAGAAAATGTTTTTAATGTATTATTTAAGTCATTAATATCAATAATATCTGGGCTAACCAAAGTTACTGAAAATGTTTCTCCAGATATTTGAGTTGGTGTTATTTTATTAACAACACTTTGTGGAAATGGTGTATCTAAAAACTGTTGAGTTATTTCAGATGAGCCATTTACTATATCCCAAGAAGAAAGATTTCTATTTTCTTCGCTTATTATAGAAACATAATCAGAAACATCATCTAAAGCCCAAAGTCTTTGTGGATGTTCTGCAAATATTTTTTCTGCATATAAGTTTGATGGAATAGACATTATGGGTCTATTTTATCACACGATACGTGTAAACCATCTTGGAGTAGTATATCTTGTTCCAAGGTCTATTACTTTAACCCCATGAATATAATCTGGATTATCTGGGAAACAAAGTAAATCTCCTGGATTTGGCTTATATGATATGTTATATTTTGGGAAATATATATCTCCGCCAACATAATCATTATTTAAATATACAAGAGTTGCAATATCATTTGGCCTATTTGAGTCAAAATGTTCATGCATGCCTCTTCCTGCTGTAAACTTTGCTATATGAGTTTTTTCATCAATAAAATCTTGAAATGGACCTTCATAATTTTCTAAAACAAAATCATAAACTTTATGAGCATATTCTTGCATTAAATGAAGAACTTCTTTATCTCTTGATGCTATCTCATTATATGTATGAACGGTAAATTCTTGTTCACCATTTCCATACTCTAAAAAGTCATCAGAATATTTTTTAGCATATTCAGATATTTTTAATGCAACATCTACTGGCATAAAGCCTTCAACATATTTTATCTTATCTATCATTAGTTTACCTTTATCTCACAAGCATCGGTTGTACAATACATTTCTCCCTGTGCCTCCAAATTTTCAGCCCCATCATAAATGGCAGACCAATCAATTTTTTTAATTTGGCCAATATAACCATTATACTCTTCTTCGGTTATTTGAGTATATGGTTGCTGTGGATAAGTATGATTTCCCATCGGTAGGAATGAGACAGCCTTTAGTTGTCCCTCGTACATGTGTAGAGCAGGCGCTACATGCTTTGCTTCAGTTTCTTTATCAAATGAAAGCGTTACAGAGACGCCATTATCAGACCAATATTTCTGAGCAGTAGCAGCAAGCGCAATCTTTTCAAATAATGTAACATCTTTTTCAGATCTTGGATGTCCAGAGTGAACTGGGAAATATACGACAGTTGTATTCGCAGATACAAGGTCAGCCTCCATCTTATATCCAGCAGCCTTGAACAAATGAATCATTGGGTCGGTATTCCCAAAACGAATTGCTCTCAAGAAATAATCTCCGCCTGGTGCCCAGTGAACTCCTGGAGTTGCGCCAGAAAGAATTGATACAGACCCTGATGGCTTAACAGTTGTGACCCTAATGGATTCACGAACACATAGCCATTCAGAATAAGAATGATCATATTTGCGAATAGTCTTGTATCCTTCGTCCATCCATTCACGCACAACAGGTAAGCCAAATTTGTCTGAGAATGATGCAATACCTGTAAGAGAGGTTCCAATACGACGATTACGCTGCATAATTCCATTTGTCTGTTGCCAATGTGTAGGTATCAGCGTTACCGTCTTGCCATATAGGTAAGCAAACTTGAGTGTCCGTAGGAAGTCCTCCTTAGACTCATGACGATTTAGATGTACCTCTACAAGTGTACAAAGTTCGTATGATTCTAATGGCTGCTCCGCACACGGATTGAAGCCCATAACACGATAGTCTTTGCCATCCTTAGGATCTGCCAGACGACCATAGTTACGTGCCACATCAAGCCAGATAAATCCTGGTTCTCCGTTATTAACGATTAGGTCTACATAGTCTTCGTATTTTGTACCTACCGTCGCAGCAATGGAGTTATTAGACATCCATGCCCAACCTGGATTTTCTGGATCAAATGAATTACGCTCTGGAAAAACCTCAGCGTTCTTCAAATTCATAAAATCTTTATCCTCTGATCCACCCAAAGCCAAGGTAGCAGATCGTCTAACATTTCCTGATACCACACAGGTACCAATGAGATTTACGATATCAACTATTGCTCTTGAATCTAGGGTTTCTCCTGCTCTACCGCCGATTACAGACCTGATTTGCTTATGTAGTTGTATAAGTGGTGCAGGTCCACTTGCTGTACCGCCAAAACCTTTAATAGGGGCACCTAAAGGTCTAATAAGGTCATAGTTAAACTCTTGAATATACATATTAGGTTTTAAATATGAATTAATTAGTAATCTAACAGACTCTACCCAGCCTTCACGAGTATCTGGTATTTCATATACTTGTGGTGGTTCTGTAGGATCATAAATTGGTAAATTTTTCTCCCCGCCCAAAGTATCAAACCCTACACCTACACCCATCATGAGAGCATCCATTACCCATCCAAATAACTGGCCTGGATCATTGCGATCTATATCTTTTGTTGAAACCATAGCGCAGTTCTGTAAGGCAGCAGAATTTTTCTTTTCCATAGTAAGAGCAGTGCCAAAAGACCAAAGCCCTCTTCCTGGTGGAGTCCATTTTAATTCAAATAGACGCTGATAGGCTTCCTTAGCAGATGCCTGTGCCTTATAGTCATTCCAAGGCAATCTATTTTCTTTAGCATGATTCTTTTGTGCTGAATACATGCCCTCGATTACTCTACGACAAACCTCGTACCATCTTTCTTTGGTGCCATCATCCTTCATGCGAGAGTAGGTACGAATAAATGTAATCTCTCCTAATGAGTTACCACCAGCATCACTAAAACCAAATGGTGGTTCTTTTGATTTATACTCATTTATAAACTCTTCAGACAAACGAAAACTAAAAAAATCAGACACTGATTTGCTCCTTTGAAAACTGTTATTGATTAAGTATACCAGAGTTTTTTCTTTTTACAAACTCTAATGCTATTATTGAGAGTTACTGTTTACTTAAAACTCATTTTAGAGTGAACTTTTGGCGAACATCTTAAACATATATCTAATTTAGCATCAGTAACTGGACACTTAGAAGTTTTAATATTATGACCTTTTATAAAACAAATTATTTTTTTCATAGTTGTATCCATAAATCAGTAACAACATGAGAATTTTTTGGAGCAATATCATATGCTATTGTAATTCTTGGTTTATCTTCATACCAATCATCTCTTCCATGAGGATGTCCAGTTTCAGATACGATTGCTCTATTATTTTTATTATGATTTTCAAAAAGATCAGTGCCATTGATTTTATAATATGTTATCGATGGTTCTGCATTTACACAGTAATATCCATGAAATATTGGAGCACCTAAACCTTCTGCATGATCATGAAAAAATATATCATTATTTAAAGGACTTACTCCAGTACCGCCTTGAGTTTTATAATCAAGATTATACCAACCATGTATCATAAATTCTGATTCATTAAAATTAATTCCGTAGTACTCGCAGGCTTCTTCAGTTATATTTTTTAAATTGTTTTTTAAATTTTTAATATTTGAATTATCAAAATTAAAAACATTATAAAATTTTCCTAACTGTGTAGTTGGTCCATTAGTTTTATCGTATTGATTAATGATATCTTCTGGAATTGTTGCAATTTTTTGAGAAAGCAATTCAGATTGCATAAAATCCAAATAACTGAATAAACTTTCTAAATCATTATCTAATGTTTTTTCAAAAAATTTATGTGGAGGTTTCATTGCTATCATATTAAAGGAATCCAGTGTTGCTCTGCTGCATTTGCTTTAACTAGATATTCCAACGGAATTATGTCATATGCAATAGTTATTCTTGGACCTTCCCAATCCCAGTCTGCCATAGCATGTTGATGACCCATCTCTGAAACTATTAACTTATTGTCAATATTATTATGATCAACAACTTCTCCATATACATGATAATGTGTAATTGATGGTTCAGCCTTTACACTATAATAACCGTGAAAATTTGGAGCACCAGGTTGACCGTGATCATGCCAGTCTAATTTACCCTTGCCTTTATGAGTAATATTAAACCATCCTTGAACCATAAAATTTTGCTCATCAAAGTTTATATCATAATATTCACATGCTTCTTGAGTTGCACTTTTAACTGCTTTAAATACATTATAAATTTCTTTATTATGAAATTGAAAAACGTTATATTCTCTCCATTTAACTGTAGATGTACTTCCAGATTTGGTCCAATATTCGTGACCTGCAGAACCTAAAGGCGTAACACCATCAATTTCTGCTTTTTCTATTTTTTCATATCTATCTGATAAAAAATTAACTAGACTATTTAAATCGTTGTTTAAATGACGTTCAAAAAATTTATGTGGTTTTGTACCAAATTTAGGAGTTGGCATCATACCTTGATTTTGCATTATTTTACCTCTCTACTGTATTACTACAGTATACCATGTTTTAACCCCAAGGAGCGAAGTTAAATGCTGGCGAGAATCCGAAAACGCCAAATGGCGAGAATCCGAACACACCGAATGGTGAAAATCCAAATACTCCGAATGGTGAAAATCCAAATACTGAGAATGGCGAGAATCCGAATACTGAGAATGGTGAAAATCCGAACACACCAAATGGTGAAAATCCGAATACTGAGAATGGTGTGAATGAAAATACACCAAATGGCGAGAATCCAAATACTGAGAACGGTGTAAACTGAAACGTAGTTACTGATGGAGATGCAGAAGAATAATTTCCCCATCCATTAGCATTGTATGCTCTAACCTGATAAGTTTGAGAAGTTGCACCTTCCTGGTTAACGCTTACTGATGTAGATGCAGTTTCTCCAGATTTGCTATCTGAAGATGTCCACCCATAATTACTTATAGCCTTACCACCATTTGCAGGAGCAACCCAAGATACTGTATCTGTTGTTGTTCCAGCAACGTTAACTCCAGCAGAAGGTGTTGGAGAAGAAACGCTTGGGGCAGCAGGAGTATCTGGAACTGTTGTTATTGTAACTGAGCCAGATGCTGAAGATGCCAGAGATGTACCATTGGCATTAGTTGCAGTTACAGTAAAAGTAGGAGTTGCTCCAGCAGCAAATCCACCAACTGTTATTGGAGAAGTTGCTCCTTGCACTGAAGTACCAGAACTTGGTATTGCTGTATATGTGCTTAAAGCCTTTCCACCAGTTGCTCCACCAGTAAATTGAACTGATGCAGCACCATTATTCCATGCTCTTCCAGTTCCAACATCTGTCGCAGAAACTCCAGATGGGGCCTGTGGAACAGTTGTTGCAGTTACAGAAGATGAAACTACTGGCTGAGAAGATCCTGATGCATTATTTGCTACAACAGAAAATGTATAAGATACTCCAGATGCTAATCCCTGAAATGTATAAGATGTATTACTTGTTGTAACTGTATAAGTTGAAGGAGAAGAAGTAATGGTATAAGATAATGCTGAAGCAGATCCTGCTGGTTGTGTCCAAGATAAGGATACAGCACCACCAGTGTTGGCTGCAGAGGCTTCAGATGTAGTATTTGCTGTTGCTAGATATGGACGGTTTGTTCCAACATCAGAAGCGCTTAATGATGCTACATCGTTTGGCCAGGTTATTGCACCTGATATCTTGCCGAGTCTCTTATTTGTTGCCATTATTCTTCTCCTTTATTATTAATATTTATTAGGCAGTTGCAAGGTCTCCAATTAAGACCCATGTATTTGCTGCTCTCTTAAATAATGTTGCTGCAGACCATTGTGCACGTAGATATGCTCCAGGTGTTGAATTTACAGTAACACCAGATGCTCCTACGACACGTACTCCGCCTGTATTAGTTCTTAAAATATCAATTGATGTTCCTACTGGGAAGTTTAATGTAGCATCAGTTGGTACTGTAATATCTACTGCAGTTCCTCCAGTATGAGAAACCTCAATCATATTATCTCTTTCAGTAAGAGCACCTAATGTATAGGCTGCTGATTTCTGAAGAATAGTTGTTCTAGATGGTACGCCTTCCTTTGTCTGTGTACCATCTGTAAATGCTACTCCAGATGCTGCAACTGTTACAGTTCCTGTAAATGTTGGAGAAGCGGTAGGAGCCTTTGCATCTAATTGTGTTTGAATTGCTGAAGTAACTCCATCAAGATATCCAATTTCTGTATCTGAAACTCCAGATACTCTATATTGAACAGTTGATGAGTCTACAGAAAGTGTACCTGGTGTACTTTCTGTCAAACCAGTTCCAGCAGTTACAGCCTTTGCTGCATTGAATGCTGAATATGTAATATTTGTTGTACCGATAGTAATTGCTGATGTATTAGAGCAAACATATCCATAACCTGCGTTTACTGTACCCTCAAGAACTAGGGAGAAATCTCCTCCTGCTAACTCTCCTGAAGGTGTATTATCAGCATCTGTTGCTCTTGTCCAAGGACCTGAAGCAACTACATAAATACCATTTGTCTTTTGATCTGTTTGATCCTTAACAAGTACACGATCACCAGCAACTACTGATACTCCATCAATTGTTTGAGTTCCACTAAGTGTAATGTTTCCTGTTGTAGCAACACGAACTGGCTGATGGAAATTAATTCCTGCAGTTACATTATCTACATATGCCTTTGTTGCTGCATGTGCATCTTGTGTTGGTGCACCTGAAAGTGTAAGTGCTCCTGTCATTGTTCCGCCAGAAAGTGATAACTTAGCATCTAATGCTGTTTGTGTAGCAGTAGAAACTGGCTTATTGGCATCTGATATATTATCTACGTTACCAAGGCCAACCATTGACTTAGATACACCAGAAACTGTTCCAGTAAATGTTGGTGAAGCAATTGGAGCATAAGTTGATGCTGCTGTTGAAGAATTCAACTTATCATTTAATTGTCCCTGTACTGAAGATGTTACTCCATCTACATAACCTATTTCTGTGGCAGATACTGTTGAAGATATTGCTAACTTTGTCCAATCAATTGCTGCAGATGCATTAATATCTGCATTTACAATTGCGCCGTCTGCAATCTTTGCAGATGTAACTGCTCCATCAACAATTTTTGCTTCTGATACAGTGTTATCCGTTGGAGTTCTTGTATCAGATAATCTTGAATCGTTTGTGTATACAAGATTTGATGTATTAGAAATACCATGTACATCTGTTGTGTCTGAATTATGTGTTGATACAGCAGTGTCTGCATGTGTTTCTGCTGCAGACTGTGCAGTAGATACATCAGAAGTTGTTGCTAAAACTGATGTGTCTGCAATACCATGTACGTCTAATGTATCATCATTGTGATTTCCAATTTGAGTTCCTATAGCAGTATTTCTATCTGTTACTTCAGTTGAAATTGCATCATCAATTGCTGCATCTCTGTTTGTTACTTCAAGATCGATTGCATCATTGATTGCTTGGTTTCTATTAGTTACTTCAAGATCGACTGCATCATTAATTGCTTGATTTCTATTTGATACTTCGGTTGTAATTGCATCAGAGATTGCATCATTTCTGTCTCCAACTTCAGTTGTTATTGCTGAATTAATTGCATCATTTCTATTTATTACTTCTGTATCAATAGCATCTGATAAATCATTAACATAAACTAGGTTTGCTGTATCAGAAATACCATGAACGCTAGTTGTTTCATTGTTGTGATCCTCTATATACTGTGTTAGTTCAGCATCTAATGCTACTCCCTGTGGAATTAATGCAATATCAATCATTCCATTTGCATTAAGGGTTACAATTCCACCTACTCCATCAAGACCGTCTAAATTTTTAAAATAGGAGAGAGCAGACCATGCCGAAGACCCGTTTCCAATTTTGAACTGGTTGGTATCGGTTTCAAATCCGATTTCTCCTGCTGCTAAAGTTGGATTCGCTGCAGTCCATTGTGCTGCGGTTCCTCTGCGCTGTTGCATTCTTGTTGCCATATTTTTATTCTCTCCTTATGGTATTTCTACCAGTTTATTTCTGTGCTAATTATAACATCAATTTTAATTGAAGTTATCTACTGCACTTCCTCCATCAAATACGATTGTCCATTCTGTTGTAGATGGTCCACCCGCATCTAAACCTGCACCTTGTGGGCTATTAAAACTTGCACCGTCATAAAATTGAGATACGATAAAACCAGTTCCATCAATTGCTGTATCGTGAATATGCTGTGGAAGATTTTGTGTATCATCAATAGTTGCCTGTGTATACCACACGCCATTATAATAAAAGTTAACCCTATTTGTAAGGGTATCTAACCATTGAGTTCCATTATTTGGTGATGAGGGAGCGGTAGACCCTACGGCCATAGACCCAGTTAGTGAGTCTACATATTCTTTGGTGGCTGCATGATTATTTTCTGTAGGATTTGCTACAACTACAGCACCTCCAAAGGTACCGCCGTTATTTACGACAAGCCCATTCTTGACTTTAAAATCTTTGTCTACTGTTGCCAAGATCTACCACTCCCTCTTTTTATTTATTTTTTATACTAAAAGTGTTCCAACAACAGAAACTGTTGAGTTATTGTTGTCAGTTGTTACACGAAGGCGTACATCTGAACCGTTTACATCTGCTGAAACAGATCCAAGTGAGCCATTTGTTCCTACCATCGCATACTCTGTAATTGCAATGTTGTTTGATGTATCAAGGGTAAGAATTACCTTTGAAACTTCAGTATGTGTACCCTGAGCAATCTTAACAAGGAATTCAGCAGACTTATAATCTGCTACAGCCCATGAGACTGCTGTGTTTGTGCTTGCAGTTCCAACAAGTGCAGATGCTGCAACCTGCTTTGCTACAGATGCAATTTCTACTGCAGGGAAGTTAGGTGTGACTGCCTCAAGAGCAGATACTGCACGAGCATCTGTAAAGTAAAGATTATTATCTCCCTCTACAAGATCATCTGTTGTTGAATCTGCAACACCGTTTTCTGCGGTAATTGTAAGATTATCTGATCCATCCTTTGTAATTATAATGTTTGTCTTAGTAGCATTTGCAAGAAGAGTTGCTGCTTCTGCCTTTGCACGGGCTGCAGTGTAATAAAGGTTTGTACCCTCTTCAATGTCAGATGTTGTAAGAGCATTAATTGCATTATTAATTGCATTATTGCGGTCAGTTACTTCGTCAGCAACTAAGTCATCTGCGTAAGACTTTGCATTCTGCTCTGCAGTTAAGGCTACACCATTAGCGTATCCTTCGTATGCGGATGTAATTGCAATTTCACGAGCATCTGTATGTGCAATTGCTGCATCTTCTGCATCTTGTGCAACACCTTCTGCATATAACTTTGTAGCAGTAACATTTGTATCAATTTCAAATGTTGAACC